AACTACCATTTACCATTAGAGTTTATTACAGAAAAAACTCCTAAGACCTGGACGGACCAACTTATTTAATGAAAAAGTTTATTTTTATTCCAGTAGTTTCCAATATGAACCTACTAGAAAAAGCTGTGCATAGCGTAAATCCAAACATATACGATGAGTATATCATCTTTAACAACTCTGGTGGAGAGATCCCAGAGTCTGTTTACCTAGGAACTCCTTTTGCAACATTAATACCAGACCAACCAAAGTCTTTTACTGAAACTCAAAACTTTATGCGTGAATATGCTATCAAGAATAACTTTGACTACTACTCCTTTATGCATAATGATGGTGAGGTACATAATGATACAGATTCAAAGCTAGTAAACTTTGTTGAAAACTTAAATGAGGATTGGGGGGTTGTTTTTACATTGTATGATGTCCTATGTGCTTTTAATACTAGAGCAGTAGAACACATCGGTGAATGGGGAGATGAAGAATGGCCAACACAGAAGTCTGGCTACTATCTAGACTGTGATTATTATAGAAGACTTTCAAAGTCTGGCTATCCACAATTTACTATTCCAGAACACCATATCACCCATACTGCCTCAAATACAATTAAAAATCCCGAAGAATTAAAGATTTGGGAAGATCAAAGGTCTGCTGTTGTTGCCCACTACATTAAAAAGTGGGGCGGGGTAAACGGAGCTGAGATCTATGATCATCCATTTAACGATAAGGACAAGAGATAATGTTAAAGCCAGTATATGAAGATGTGCATAATTTTAGCTGTAGTGATTTATATTTGCATGCCTCATCAGCACCTTCAGGTCAACGTATTTGGAATGCATGCCATGAAATTGCACAACTATTAATTGAAAAGAATATATCTTATGGAGACTCAGCACTTTCGCCTAGTAGAATATTTGCACAGTCTGACGGCATTGAGCAGTTAAAAGTGCGAATTGACGATAAGTTGAACCGTGTTAAAAATAATCAAGGCTACGCTGGAGACAACGATATTGATGATTTGATTGGTTATTTAATTTTACTTAAAATTGCGGTTGACAAGAGCAGAGAGAATGGGCTATAATTAAGTATGCCAGTTTATGAATACTCATGCATTACATGCGATGAAAAGTCAGAGGTAACTAGATCTTTTTCTGATGAAGAAGTTCTTCCTCCATGCCCTTCATGTGGTTATAAAATGGCTCGTGTTTACAGCCCCGCTGGAATTCAATTTAAGGGATCAGGTTTTTATAAAACAGATAATGGATAATGAACTAGAAGTTGCTGGCAAGTTTGATCAAATGAACAAAGTCGTAGAGGAATTGCTTAAAGGCAATACCGCTACTCAGATTGCCAAAACACTCTCTATAAGTAGAGTTCAGGTCGAAGGACATATTCAGAACTGGAAAGCTATCGTACAAGATAGCACTGCTATTCGTGAAAGAGCAAAAGAAGCTTTGGCGGGAGCAGACGAGCATTACAACATGCTTATCAAGGAAGCCTGGAAAACAGTAGAGCAGGCAGATGTTCAAGATGCACTTCCAGTAAAGACGCAGACACTTAAGTTAATTGCTGACATTGAAGCAAAAAGAATTGATATGCTTAATAAAGCTGGAGTTCTTGAAAATGATGATATGGCATCCCAAATTTTAGAATCAGAAAGAAAGCAAGAAGTTCTTGTAGGAATACTGAAAGAAGTTACAGCAAACTGTGAGCACTGTAAGTGGGAGGTTGCTAGAAGGCTTTCTCAGGTTACTGGGCAAGTTGAAGCAGTTGTAATCAATGAGTGACTTTAACGAATTTTTAGATGCTTTAAGTGGAGATGAATTTTCAGAAAAGCCAGTTACACTAGAGCAATTTGTAACTGATAAAAACTATTTAGGATTACCTCCACTTTCTGAATTACAATATCAGTCAATCAAAGCTTCGACTCAAATCTATAAAAGAGAAACCCTGTATAAACTTTATGGGGAGGCCGAAGGCGAAAAAATATTCAAACAAACATGTAATGAAGTAATCTTGCAACTTGGCAAAGGATCTGGTAAAGACTATACATCAACTATTGCTTGTGCTTACATGGTGCATTTACTTCTTTGTTTATCCGATCCAGCAACATATTACGGTAAGCCACCAGGCGATGCTATTGATATTATTAATATTGCTATTAACGCTATTCAGGCTAACCGAGTATTTTTTAAAGGTTTTAATCAACGTATTGAAAAGTCCCCGTGGTTCCAAGGCAAGTATATTGCAAAGGCGAACATGGTGGAGTTTGATAAGTCTGTAACAGTTCACTCAGGTCACTCAGAAAGAGAAGCCTGGGAAGGTTATAACGTTCTTGTAGTTATTCTTGATGAGATCTCAGGTTTCGAGCTGGAGTCAACCTCTGGTCATGATCAAGCAAAAACCGCATCATCAATTTATAAAATGTATCGTGCCTCTGTTAACTCTCGTTTCCCAGACTTTGGTAAAGTAATCTTGCTTTCATTTCCACGCTTTAAAAACGATTATATCCAGCAAAAATACAATGAAGCGGTAGCTGAAAAAGAAGTTGTGCTTAGACATAAAACATTGAAGATTGATGCTGACCTTCCAGATGGCACACAAGGAAATGAATTTGAAATCGAATGGGAAGAAGACCATATTATTTCATACAGGATTCCTAGAATCTTCGCATTAAAGAGGCCAACTTGGGAAGTTAACCCAACCAGAAAAATTGAAGATTTTACTACAGATTTTTATACAGACCCAACAGATGCTTTATCTCGTTTTGCATGTATGCCACCAGATGCTACTGATGCGTTCTTTAAAAATCGTGCAGTAATTGAAAAAGCTTTTAGCAATCCAAAATTAAATGTTGATGAATATGGTAGATTTGATGACCACTTCCAGCCAAATCCAGACAAACTTTATTTTGTTCACGTTGACCTTGCACAAAAACATGACCATTGTGCTGTAGCACTTGCACACACCGATAGCTGGGTAACAATGAAGATCGGTGATAAATATAAGGAAGCAGCACCTAGAATTATTGTTGATGCTGTACGTTTTTGGACCCCGACTGCATCTAAATCGGTAGATTTTACGGAAGTAAAAGATTACATAATTAGTTTAAGGCAGCGGGGATTCAATCTAAAGATGGTTACATTTGACCGATGGAACTCTCACGATATGATGCAGCAATTAAAAACTCATGGTATCAATACTGAATTACTTTCAGTTGCTAAGAAGCATTATGAAGATATGTCTTTATGTTTAACCGAAGAGCGTGTGCTTGGGCCTAAGATCCAATTACTTATTGATGAGTTATTGCAACTTCGTATTGTGAAGGATAAAGTAGATCACCCAAGAAAAGGCTCTAAAGACTTATCTGACGCAGTTTGCGGTGCTATCTATAATGCTGTAGCATTAACCCCTAGAGATTTAAATCAAGCCTTAGAGCTTTATACATATGGCACTGTATTCCAAACAGAGATAGAGAAGTTAAGAGAAGAATCAGACGCTAGATTGGCACAAAATAAAACAATTAAACTTCCAGATAAGAAAATAATGCCACCAGATTTAAGAGAATTTATGGGTATTGATGAAGACGAAGAAGAAGAAAGATTCCGTGTTGACAGCATGAGAATTCTATAGTAGACTACAGACATGATAGCAAACGGGACACTTAAAACAATTGAAGACAATGAAGACATTTATGTATCTTTAACTCAGTTATGTGATTACTTTGTTAAGGCTTCTGTAAACATGAGGCAAGAAATCAAGGATGCAAATATGAGTTCAAATGAATATGCAAAAGGTCTTTCAGATATGATGTTTACTTTAGCGGATGAGCTTGTCACATTTGGCAAGTTTGAAGCTCAGCGTAGAATGATTGAGACTCCAGATGATTTGCTAAGAATGGTTTCAAAGGACCCTTTCGGTCAAAATGATCAGTAAAATCACAATCAATGATGAGTCATACGACCTAGAAACATTTAGCATACCTAATGACAATTCTCCTATGTCAAAGTTTAATACCTATGGGATTATCAAAGATTTTAAGATAAATGAATGCAAGGGCGGGGAAACAAAGTTTCTAAAAGGCACTTACTTCCCCATATGCACCACAAACCAAATCTTTCATAACATTAACTATAGTATTGCTTACTTTGAGTATTTAAAGAAGTATATACCTGATTTAAAGCCATACATGCCAAATATGTATCTTAGAACTATGCAGGGTGTGTTTAAGGATGTAGCAGACTTTTATGGGATACCAGACTATGATAGGTTAAATGGGTCTGAAAGTGTTGTTGTAGAGAATTTTGTATTCTTGCCACAGGCCCTTGGATTTGAGTTTGCTGGGATTAGCGATAACTTTTTTGAGCTTATTTATAAGATCAGAAGGCACGGGACACAGATGTATGATGTACATTCATACAATACCAAAGTTGTAAAAGATGTCTTCAAGGATTGTTTACACGAAGATCCAAATAAGCCTAAGAAGATATTTATTACAAGGTCATATGCAAACTTTATGAAAAAAGATTTTGACCTTTTTAGCAAAACCAGATTCATTGATTATGAATACTATTTGTCTGTTGAAGCAGAGTTTATTAATAGGGGCTATGCTTTGGTTTCTATGGAAAATCTGTCTTTGTTTGAACAAATGTCTTTGTTTTATAACGCTACTCACGTAGCTGGATTTAGTGGATCCAACATATATAATGCAATTTGGTGCAAGCCAGGGACAAAGGTATATGATTTAGAAATACCACGTGAGTTGCCATACGATTGGAATTGGGATAGAGTGTTTGGTGATATTGGTTTAAGGCAAGAAAAGATTATTGTTGGTAAATCTCTTGACGAGATCAAGAATATAGAGTAGAATAACAACATAATGGGATGTAGCTCAGCAGGCAGAGCGTTCGACTGTTAATCGAAATGTCATAGGTTCGACCCCTATCATCCCAGCCAAGGTCCGTTAGCTC